AATATGCCAGCATTTAGTGCTTATGCTACTAGCGGAACTTCTTGTGCAACTGCAACTTATACAAAAATTGCGTTTCAAGCTAAAGAATTTGATACGGCAAATGCTTTTGATAGCACAACAAATTATCGCTTTCAGCCAACTGTTGCTGGATATTATCAAGTTAACTTAACATTAGTATGGGGAACTTCTGCTACTGGTTATGGAATATCTACAATTTTTAAAAATGGTTCTGAATTTAAAAGAGGAAGTGCCAATACTTTTGTTGCTGCTAATAATATTAGTTCAATTGCAAGTGCAATAATTTATTTAAACGGTTCTACTGATTATATTGAAGGTTACGCATATCAAGCTACTGGAAGTACATTATCAACTTATTTTGGTTTAAATTATGATTATTTTCAAGCAATATTGGTAAGGGCGGCTTAATATGTACGACAAAATCATGGCTTTATATCCTAGCCTTACAGAACAGGACTTTTTAACTGTAATTCGTTTACAGAATGACAGTGATGGTCGTGGTGACTATATAGCTTTTTGGGAACATCCTACATTAGCTAAACCAACGCAAGAACAATTAGACGGAGTTAAATAATGGCATACGGAACAGTAAATGCCGATGTAATAGGCACAAGCGTAGCAGGTTCAAATATCGGAGCGGGTAATGCTTCTATTATGAAAAACCGCATTATTAATGGTGCGATGGTTATTGACCAAAGAAATGCTGGTGCTTCTATAACAGGTAATGACTATACATTTCCAGTTGATAGATTTTTTATAAGTGCTAGTCAAGGTTCTAAATTAACCGCACAGCAAAATGCTGGTTCAGTTACTTTGCCAGCAGGGTTTAAAAATTATTTGGGATTAACTTCTTCTTCAGCTTATTCAGTAGGTGCAGGAGATTATTTTCTTTTAAGTCAATTAATTGAAGGTTTGAATGTTTATGATTTAGGATGGGGAACAGCTAACGCTAAAACTGTAACCTTGTCTTTTCAAGTATATTCTTCATTAACTGGCACTTTTGGCGGTTCTTTAAGAAATTCTGCCGATAATAGAAGTTATCCTTTTACTTATTCTGTACCAGTAGCTAATACATGGACTACTATTTCAATAACTGTTGCTGGAGATACTTCAGGCGCTTGGCTAACAACTAATGGTGTTGGATTAAAAGTAACTTTCGGTCTTGGCGTAGGTTCTACATATAGTGGTACGGCTGGTTCATGGGCTGGTAGTGCATATTTTTCAGCCACAGGCGCAACATCCGTAGTAGGAACAAGTGGAGCAACTTTCTACATTACTGGTGTTCAATTAGAAGTAGGTACAAGTGCTACTGGATTTGAGTATAGACAGTATCAACAAGAGTTATCTTTGTGTCAAAGGTATTTACCAGCTTGGACTGCGGTTGGTTCAAATCAATGTATTGGTGTTGGAATGTGTTATACAACAACTCAAGCAGTTGTTTATTTAAATTCTCCAGTACCGACAAGGACAGCCCCAACAGGAATGGTAGGTAGTGGAACATTTCAATTATTAAATGCTAATGCGGCTGGACAAGCTGCGTCTGGTGGAATAACATTTAATAATGGTTCTATTAATGGAATGGTTGTTGTTGCTGCCGTTGCAAGTGTATTAGTTGCAGGTAATGCTACAGAATTAATAGGAACTGCTGGATTAATTTATGGTACAGGATGTGAACTATGAACTTTAAACTTTATAAAACCACAAATGGCACAAATGCCGTATTAAAAACAAATGAAGATGGTTCTATGTCTAGTTTTATTTTAGGCGCAGAAAACCCTGAAGAACAAGCCTACCTAAAATGGGTCGCTGAAGGCAATACACCATTACCAGCAGAGGAAACATTATGAGTACCATAATTAACGGCACAAGTAGTGCAATTACATTTCCTGATTCTACTGTTCAGAATAGTGCGGGATTGACTGCTGGTGGAACTATTGCTTCAGGAACAATTACTGCTTTGACTGCTACAACAGGCACAGTTACTACTTTAACTGCACCAACAAGCACAATTACTACATTAAACGCACCTAGCGGAGTTCTTGCCACGCAAAACGGCATGAATGGTATTGCAAGTGCTTGGGTGTATTTTGATTCGGGTGGAGCAATAGCTGGAACAGCATTTAATGTTAGTTCTGTAACAAGAAACAGCACAGGTGTTTATACAGTTAATTTTACAACAGCAATGTCAAGTGCAAATTACGCTGTAATTGCTTGCGCTGGAAATTCAAATAATTCAAACGCAATGGTAAATGCCTCAGCAAATGCTACTGGTTCTTGCCAAGTAACTTGTCAAGTAGGGACTTCTGCTGGATACCAAGATTCATCAATGTTTGTTGTAGTACATAGCAGATAAGGAAAAATAATGTCACAAGTAATTGTTTACACCAATAATGATAATAAATTATCTATCTGCTACCCTACTGGCGAATTACCTATTGAAGAAGTTTTAGCAAAAGACTGCCCCGCTGGTGCAATTATTGTTGATGATTCAGAATTGCCAAAAGAAGATTTTGATGCTTGGGAATTAGTTGATGGCAAAGTTGTTGTTAATGAAACCAAAAAAGCTACCATTCTTGCTAAACAAGAGTTTGAAACAACAGCTAAACAATCAGCACTAGCTAAACTAACAGCATTAGGACTAACACAAGCTGAAGTAACAGCACTCTTAGGATAACGATGACTGCCTCATACACACAATCTCGTAATGCCGTAATCAATGGTGCCTTGCGTGTATTAGGCGTTATTGGTGCGGGTGATAGCCCTACCCCTGAGGATTATGATAATTGCTCACAAGCCTTAAACTTGTACATTAAACAGCTACAGACCAAGGGAATGCCATTATGGAAAGTAGAAGACCTACAAGTTCCTATGGTGATTGGACAGAATACTTATAACCTTGGCCCAACCGGTGATGTAGTCTGTACTCGCCCTCTACGTGTGGTTATGGCGTTTATTCGTAACCCAAACAACCAAGATACCACCTTAATGGTTATCTCTCGTCAAGAGTATATGCAACAAGGTTACAAGCCTTCACAAGGCATTCCTAACCAAGTGTACTATGACCCACAGTTAACTAATGGCGTGTTATATGTTTACGACACCCCATCAGCTACGGGTTACACCATTCATCTTCAGGTTCAAATGCCTGTAGATGATGTCCTCAATCCTAACGATATTCCTGACTTTCCTTCTGAGTGGTTTAACTGTCTTAAGTTTGGATTGGCAGACCAGCTATCCCTTGAGTATGGAGTTCCTGCACAAGTACGTGCCGAACTAGCTCAACGTGCTGCTAAACTAGAAGAAGTGATGACTGATTGGAGTCAAGAAGAAGCAAGTACCTCATTCCAGCCCGATTATAGATTTAGGAACTAATTATGGCAGTTAGCCGTATTCCAATGGGTCATAACATTGGCAGTCGTGACGGAACTTTAAATAAAGATTCCAAGGTCGGCAATGCCATTATTGAGGTAGAGAAAAAAGAATCTATTTCAATCATTAAACGTCCAGGACTTAAGACTTATTCAACTCCTCCGACATCAGGTGTAGGACTAGGAATCTTTGCTGCAGGGTCTCATTTACTCAGTATTGTTAATGGAACTTTATACGATAACAATGTATCTAAAGGTACGGTTGATAGCACAAGCCAATATCAATTTATCTACTCAGTAGACGGAACTCAGGTCTTTTTTAAAAATAATAGCCACGGATACGTCTATGTACTGGCATCTGGCACCATTATCGACCTTCAAGGCACCATAACGACGCAAACTGGTACTACTGGTAGTGGGTCACCTACTGTAACATTATCTGCATCCAACGCATTAATTCAGGTTGGTCAGGTGGTGTCAGGAACGGGTATTCTGTCTGGCACTTATGTTTTAACTATATTTGGTACTACTCTAACATTAAGTCAAAATGCTACAGCTAATGGAAGTCCTACTCTTACCTTTACTACCTCTTATCCTGGCACTACTGTTTCAGGTGCTGTATTTGTAGACGGGTACTATGTTGTTGGCACTCCTGCAGGGTTGTTATACAACTCTAACGTAGAAGACCCAACCACATGGCAAGCAATTAATTACATTGGAGTCGTATCCGATGCAGACCCACTCGTAGCTATTGGTCGTACAATCAACTACATTGTTACCTTTGGCTCTAAGCACATGGAGTTCTTTTATGATGCTGGTACCTCGCCAGGTAGCCCATTTCTGCCCTACCAAAACGCTGTAATCCAATTTGGTATTGCTGCTCAAAACTCTTTAGTACAGATGGACAATACCTTGATATGGATGTCTACTGCCAAACAAAAGGGTTACCAAGTAATGGCTATGGCTGGTCAAACGCCACAAGTCATCTCAAACCAATACATTGAGCGTATCCTCAATAGATGTGACCCACAGTATGCCTATGCCTTTGGTATCAAGATTTCAGGACATTCCCTGTACGTATTAACCCTGAGGGACTTAGGGTATACCCTAGTATATGACTTTGCTCAATCAGGTTGGACATATTGGTCATCTGTAGAGAATAATCAAGAGTCTTACTTCCAAGGCCAGTTCTACACAAAATACAACAATTTAGACCTATTACAGCACGTCAATGTGGGTGAAATTTATCAGTTTGACCCTAACACCTACCAAGACTACGGAAACCCCATAAACGTGCTTGCAAGGACTCCATTAATAGACGGTGGTACTAACCTACGTAAGTTTTGGAGAAGCGTCCAAATCGTCGGAGATAAGGTCGATTCTTATGCTCTAGTCCGGTATACCTCAGACGACTATCAGACATATTCTGCGTGGCAGAACGTTAACCTCAATACCTCTAAATCCGAAGTCCATAGATTAGGACAGGGTCGTAGACGCTCTTTTGACCTTTTACATCAGGACAATTGTCCGTTAAGATTAGAGTACTTTGAGGTCGATGTAGAGGCGGGGGACACTTGAAAATTGTACATATTCCAACACATTTCATAGCACAAATATGGGAAAAGGTGTCTCCTTTTATCACAAATGCGTTAGAATATGCACAAGACGATTACACAATAGACCAAGTCAAGGTTTACCTGTCAACGGGTCAATGGATACTGATTGTGGCGTCTAACGAGATAAATGAAGTGGTTGGAGCATCAACCATTACTTTTCAGAATTACCCCAATGACAGAATTGCTTTTGTCACAGCAGTAGGCGGTAAGTTTATAAGTGATACTGATACTTACAATCAGTTTAAAGAAATTTTAAAGTCTTTTGGAGCTACTAAAATCCAAGGTGCAGCTAGGAAAGCAATCGCAAGATTGTGGCGTACCAAATTAGGTTTCAAAGAAAGACACATTATTGTAGAGGCTAAAATATGAGTTTTATCAAGAGCAAACATAGTGGCTGGACTTGGGAGTTAAAAAGAACTCCTTTTGGTGGTGGTGGAGGTGGTGACCCTGTAAGTGCTATCAGCGATGCTTTTTCTAGTGCCTCTGATGCCGTGTCATCAGGATTCAGCGACCTTGGATTAGGCGGTAGCGTACAGCCTGTTGTTACTCCAGCCTTAGATGCTGCAGCAGTTCTTACTGGCAACCCTGAACTCATTCCCGCAATTAATGCTACTTCTACTCTTGCACAAACTGGCGATGTTGGACAATCTGCATTAAGTGGTGGTACTGCTTATTTAGGTGGACAAATTAGTGGTGGACTTGGTGACCTAGTTGGTGGCGGTGGAACACCTTTTGAACTTCCTGATGGAACTATGGGTTCTATTCAAGGTGGCAATATCCTTGACGCTGCAGGTAACATAGTTGCTGAAGGTGGAGGTGCAACTGGCCCATCTCTTGGCGATATTCTTAAGACTGCCTCATCTGGTGCTGGAATTATTGGTGGCTTGGCTAAGATGGCTGGTGGTGTAGGCTCTATAGCAGCAGGTCAACAAGCAGGTCAATATGCTAAACAAGCTGACCCATTTGCTCAGTATCGTTCAGGGTATGCGGCTCAATTATCTAACTTGCTAAGTAACCCACAAACCGTTACTACAACTCCAGGTTATCAATTTAACCTAGCCCAAGGTCTACAGGGACTACAAGCTCAACAAGCTGCACAAGGTCGTTTAGTTTCCGGTGGTGCGTTGATTCAAGGCCAACAATATGGTCAACAATTAGCCTCACAAAGTTACCAACAACAATTACAAAACTTAGCTCAATTGTCAGGTGCTACACAAGCTCCTGCTACAGGTGCAACAGCACAGGCAGGATTAACTGCAGGACAACTAGGCGGTGTATTGGGTGGTGCTCAATCAATTGCAGGTGGATTAGGACAAGTGCTCAACCCACTAGCTACCCTGTACTCTCAGTACAATAACCCATCTCCATCGGTTACCTAAGGATATATTATGGCAACAGGATTAGGTTCTGAATTATTTACCTTAGCAACTTCGTTTGACCCTTATGCAGCTTATAAAGAAGGTGCAAGACAGCCTTTACAAGAAGAAGCTAAAGATATTGCAGCACAAGAAGCATTGAAAGATGCTCGTGCTGAACAAACTCCAGCTTTAGGTAAAATGAATACCCCATTTATGCCACCAGGTGCTCAACCTTTGGTTGGAATGACTAAGAGTATGTTGCCCCCTACTTATCAATTGGCAACTGAAGATGGCATTCCTACTTCTGCAGGATTATTCAATCAGCAAGCAATAAACTCACAACAAGACTTAGCTGCTTCCGCAAAAATGATTAAAGAAGCTAATTTAGCTCGTGCCACTGGTGATACAAAGAACTATGCAAATTTAATGTCTGAAGCACGTCGTTTACAAACTACTGCTACCATTAATATTGGAAACGCAAAAAAAGAATATCAAAAGTCAATTGATGATGGTCTTGAATCTTTATATGGTGCAAATAGCCAAGGTGAATACGACCAACGTTTGAAAGATGCACTTGGGCGTACCGGCATTCCTTTACCCGCTAATTTTCCTCAAACATGGACTCCTGATGTTCGTCAAAAGCTATTGAGCTTAATGACTCCAGAAGCACGCAATAGAATTCAAAAAGAGCAATTAGCCCTAAACCGTGAAGAGCGTGCTGCTCGTTCTGCCGAGATTCGTGATACTAAACTAATTGCTGCATTGCAAGGTGGTGGCAAAGAGTCTCCTGCAGCCTCTCGTGTTATTCAAGCCTTTACACAAGCATCTGATGCTCTCACTAACATTGCTAGATTACCTATTAGTACTACTGGCCCAATGTTCCAACAAAAACAATTCAATAGTCTATTAACCGCACCGTTATCTGCTTTGAACCAAGAGATGTCTGATACAACATCACAAAAGATGCAAACCCGCATGGTTGGTGTTGCACGTAGCTTGGCTTCATTAGAATCAGGTGGTGCAGCAACTGGACTTGTAGGATTGGCACAAAGTATTGAATCAGGTGTAGCAATTCCTGCTGGTGCTAAATTAGATGTTGCTATGGACAAGTTGGCTGAGATGCGTCGTATTGTTGAGTCTTCTTCTGAAGCACAATTAAGTGACAAGAGCTTATCTGAAGACCGTAAGAATTTAATTCGTAGCAAATTGGAGCTTGTACGTAAAGCTATTCCATTCACTCAAGAACAACTTGACGCTGCTGCTATGGCTGCTAAAGAGAATCCTGATTTGACCTTTACTGAATTTGCTACTAAACAATATGGTGTTCCAAAGGTTAAAGGAACTGGTACTAAAGAAGACCCAATCAAACTAGATTAAAGACTACTATGCCAGTATATGAATATCAAGGTCAGCACTACGACATTTCTGAGACAGACCCTTCCAAAGCAAAAGAGAAGATTCTTGCTCATTTAGGTAAGTCTGAACCTAAAGCAGAGGTATCTGTAGAAGGTGCACCTGCTGAAATTCCTAAAACAGATTACAAACCTGCAGTTGGTCTGACTACTCCTGAAGTAACAGAAGGTGGTGCAGCTTTATTGGCTCCTACATCTAAACGCAAACAAGTACCAATTGAAAAAGAAACCTTTGGATTTGACCCATCACGAATGGGAAAAGTCAGTGGCTCTGAGTATTTGCAAAATATTCGCAGAGGTGCATTAACTGGTGGTGCAATCGGTGGTGTAGTTGGCGGTTTTACTGGCCCAGGTGTATTGGCTACTGCAGGAGGTGGTGCCGTTATGGGTGGACTATCTGGACTAGCTGAGTCTGTTGCAAAAGACTTAGGATATGGGCCTGGTACACAAGCACTTGCTGGATTGGCTGCAGGTATGCCTGCCCCAGTCAAATCTACTACTGATTTCTTGGCTAAATCTAAACTGGCTCAGAAAGCATTTGATATGGCAGAAAATGTTGCCTATACAATGATTCCTGGTGTTGCTGGCAAATTAGCAAAAGTATCCAAATTTATTCCTAAAAGTGAACCAAGACTTGCTGGTCGTGATGTAGAAACTGCATTAGGTGTAGAACCTAAAACTGCTGGCGTTAAAGTTGCCACAGACCCATCAAGCGAAACTTACCAATTTAGACAGCAATTACAAGCAGAACACGGCCCTGATGCCACAGTATCTAGCTTGTACGAAAAGGCTAAAACAGGATATAACGAGGCACTAGCCAAATCAACTCCTGAACAGTTGCAAGCAGAGTTAGATAAGATTTCTCAGTCTTTGCCTAAAGAATCAAGAGCATCTTCTATGGACGCAATTAAGAAGGTGTTTGTTAACGAAAATAACAACCCATACAGTGGAGAAAAGGTTATTGAAAACCTCAAGTCTCCTGAGTTTAAGTCTTTAACTAAACCTGAAAAAGAAGTAGTCTACAAGGCTCTTAATGATTTCATTCCAGGCGGTTACGAAAGAATTGCTCGTAATGCAGCAGAAAAAGAGTTTGTTGCTACTGCAAAAGATACATTACCTGAGTTGTTCAAAGGTAAAGATTACAGAACCATTAATGCTCAAATGGGTAACTTTGCCAAAGATGAAGTTGGTCAAAAAGTATTTAAACAAGAGCTTGGGTATTATTTAAAAGGATTACCTGTAGAACAAGGTAAAACCCTGTGGAATAACATTGGTGAAACAGTTAATAAAACTATCATCAAAGACCCCTCAGAATTTAGAAAAGTTACTGATTTGATTAATAATGCTAAAACTCCAAAAGAGTTGTCTCGTGCAGCAAACTTAATCATTAAAGCAACTATTGGAACCTACGAAACCGAAAGGAAAAAGTAATGCCACTAAAAAAAGGTAGTTCAAAAGAAACCATTTCAAAGAATATTAAGACCGAGATGAAGGCTGGTCGTCCACAAAAACAATCTGTGGCTATTGCTCTTTCTAAAGCTGGTAAATCTAAGACTCAAACTAAAAAGAAAATTAAGTAATGTTCATTCTGCTCATTGACCCTGCTGGTGCTTTAGTTGACTTTGGTGTTCGCTGTATGGCGGAAGGACACACCGTTAAGCAATATATTCGCCCACATGGTCAAGAGCGTTCTAAGATTGGTAAGGGCATTATTGACCAAGTCTTGAACTGGGAACTATACATTAAACAAGCAGACCTTATTGTTTTGTCAGACAACGCATTTGAGATGCGTAAATTGGAGAAATACCACGAAGAGGGTTATCCAATTATCGGGACAAACCAATTGGGTGCCAAGATGGAATTAGACCGTGATTATGGTCAAGAGATTATGCGTAAGGGCGGACTAGCAGTAGTTCCTTCTTTTGAGTTCCATGACTACAACTCTGCCATAGACTTTGTTAAGGCTAACCCTAAGCGTTATGTCTCCAAACCGTCTGGTGATGCTGACAAAGCTCTATCTTATGTTTCCAAGTCTCCTGCTGATATGGTATTTATGTTGCAGCGTTGGAAAGCAAACGGCAAACAAAGAGACTTTATCCTACAAGAGTTTGTGCCAGGTATTGAATTTGGTGTAGGTGCTTGGATTGGGCCTAACGGATTTAACAAGAACGTTGCAGA